CGCCTTTGTCTCCCTTAAATCCGCGGGGTCCCGCTGAACCAAGTGAAACGCTGATTGTATCAACTGTTCCCAAGACTACATTAATCTCGTCCATCGGCAACCTCCTCGGTAATCTCTATATCAATTGTGAACGGGCTTGGGGGAACAAGCGTAAATATCTCACCCTCACCAGTTGTCAACTGAATGTCATATAGATAATATCCCGGCTCTACACCGTCATAATCACTGCTCGCTATGTTGAAATAGCCATCTTCATCTGCGTTTGTGGCAATGATAACCGCACTGCGATATCTCTTTCTCACAGTGAAGGTTAATATGTCACCCTCACGCAATTCATAAGGTGCTATTGAAACTGTAAAGTGGGCAGTATCGTGTTTAATGGTGTAAATGGACTTATCTTCATTTATCACGAACATCTTTTATTCCCCCTCAAAATACGGAATTATCGTACATCTACACGATGGGTGAATAACTGGCATATTCTTACCAATCTCTGCGCTCATAAAACTAAATATCTGTCCGTTCAAAGCGCCGCAAGTCTGGCAAGTAGCCTCATCACCAATAGCAACAAACTTATATTGCCCTATGCCCGCATCAATGTATCTATCCATCGCGGCTTGTACTTGTATATGGGACAACTCTGTTGTTGTTATTCGTTTAGCCTGATTGTAGGAAACCCCAAACCTATTAACCAAGGTTCTCGTTAGTTCCTCGCTTTTGGCTCCCTTTTCAATACAATCTAAAAGTCCCTTTTCCAAAGTTTCTTTCAGTTCTGCTTTATGCTTCCATATCCTATCGCTGAAATGCTGATTATCAGCACACCATATAGAGGCTACTGCTCTTCTGGCTTGCTCCATATTTGGCTTGATACCAAGTGTGATAGGTGAGTATTGTTCTAACTCTTGCTGGGTCAACTCATACATCTTCAAAAGGTTTTTGTTGTATATCTTGATTTCATGCTCACCAAGGCTAACCATTCTCTCATTCAGCCGGTTGATTGTTTCAAAATATCTGTTGTACTTAAACCAATCGTTTGCGGTAAGTTGCCCATCCTCACTATGCTCCAATAGGAAAGCATAAAGTTTCTGTATATCTATTTCTGTGTCTTTTAGTGCCCGTTTGTAATACTTAACTAACTGGGCTTGCGTTGCGTCAAATACCTCGTCAAAGAGGACTTGATGCTGTTTTTCAAATCTGTCTTGCCAATAATTACTCTTCGTCTTCGCCATCTTCTACATCATCACCCCCAAAGTTATAGAGAGCCATATTGGCTTCTTTTTGCTCTTGGAGGGCTTCCATCTCCGCATCCACATCCTGAATGAATGGAAGTTGGGCGAGAAGCGTTTTATCGCTCACCAGACCACGCAGAGAATTAACTTCACTGACAGTTTCGCTGACATCACTTGGAAGATTGCGAGTGAAGATGATTTGAACATCTCTCCACATCTCTTCACCACCCGTGAGATACAGAATGGAGCAGATTAACTCAATTCTTCTTTGAAGAGCCATCATCATACGCTTCTCAATCGCAGAAGCGGCGTTCTCAAAGCCCAGAAGTTTATACTTCATAGCAATGCCAGACGCTGTGCCAAATGCCTCATCACTAAAGTCAGGGCAATTAGAGATGGTGTGTATCTTCTCATCAATACGGTCTAAAAGGTTCTCAATCTGCGTTGTCTTAATATCTTTGGTTAAGAACTCTGCTGAACCGCCTAACGGCATAACCATTACTCTGTTCTGCTTCATCATCTTCACTGTTTCTTCGTCCGTATCCATCCCGGTTAAGCAGAGGTACGCATCCGCAAACGCTTCAAAATCATCAACCGATGAAGAGAGCAGTGTATTGAACGCATCGTTCAAAACCATAATTCTGTCAAAAATGCTAATTTCTTCGTCATTCAGTTTGAAGACGGTAATTGGCACTTGCTGGTAATAGTTCGGTCTTTCATCCAAGAGTTGGAAAGATGCTAATGAACTATCGCTTTTGTAAACAAATACTGCTGATTGCGTGTAGAGTTCTACATAATAACTGGGCGCAAGGCTGATGTTATCGCTGGCATACCAACGAATAACAGCGGCTAAATCTTGCCCTAAATCGTTGTAGTAAATATCTATACACTCTCTTGGGTCTAACTCACGGAAACGCTGTTTGCCTTCCTCATCTATATACATCAACTCAAATGATTTGCCGAAGATTAAGGCGTTCTTCAACATCAGCGCATCTTCGTGCTGAACATCGTTGTAGTTGAGAACATCTTGTATCTCTTCAATATCTTCATCACTTGAATAGGTAATATCAATGCCGGTCAAATAGCCAGTATAACTATCTGTAATATATGCGGGATAGTTGCTGACTATTCTGTTACAAGGTTTCCAATCAGCAGGACTTGGCTTCCTCAATATCTCTTGATTGCCCATATAGTAGTTGTAATATTTGTTCAGTTTAGGGAGATATTGAGTTTTGAATTTGCTTATCACTTCACCCATAAACATGGTGGTGATAGGCGTGTCCTTATCAATTAAAAAAGGCATTCTACAACCCCCTTAAACACCAAGCATTTGCTTGGAGATTGTTTGAAGTTTGGGCGAGCCCACACATTGTAGTGAATACCTTAATGCGTCCATATAGTGATTGAACGCATCTACTGGTTTATTGATATATTCACCCGTTTGTCTATCTTTCTGCCAAGAGTAGTTCTCTAACTCATTGATAACTTCTTGGCATTGCGGGCTAACCACCAATTTATATTCTTGAAGCAACGAGATACCGTAATTGATACTATCGGCTCCCTTAACAGAAGCCCTTACTCGCGTTATCCCGTTTCTTCTTAATTCTTCAATAGATTTTTGCTCGGCACTATCGGCTATAATCACAGATTTTGAAAAGCCAAGTGAAGTAATAACTTTGGCTATCTCTGCGTTTGTTTTGCCGGTGCTCCCCCACTCTTTGAAGATATAAATTATTTTGTTTTCTTGGTCTATGAAACTCGCTACCAGAGCAGAAGGGTCATTCGTGAAACCAAAATCCAAACCTACCAATAGAGGCAGTTGTTTATGTAGTTCTGGGTCTATCTCTCTCTCTTCCCAGTTCGTATATATCAACTTATCTAATGTGGCGAACTGACCTTCCGCTTCTATGCGATAACGCGTGGGGTTGCGCGTCTTCATCTGTTCCATTCGCTCTATATATGAAGCATCACAGTAAGGGTTATCAAGATAAGTGCTGTGATGAATAAAAGTGTTAGGGGGAACTATCCCCGTGTCAAACCCAAAATACTGATATACCCAATTGGCTTTGCTAACTGGGTTGAAACTACCAATCAGTTGTAATGGGTAATGATACCTCTTGCTTCTCAATGAACCATCTAATAGTTCAAAATCGTCTTGGGTGAATTGGTTTAACTCATCCAAGTAAATATCACTAACATTTGATAGTGATTTGGCTTTTTCGCTATCGTCCAAGCCCATACATCTAAACTGTGTGCCGTTAAGGCAAGTCGCTCTATATTCTGTTTGGTTGAAGTCAAAATAACTTCTTACCTTAAAGAAATCTATTGCGTCATTTAACTCTTTCCAAACCTTATCTCTAATACCCGCTGTTTGCTTATTCATCAGCAAGATAAAACGCTTCTCTTGTAGTCCTTTCAAAAGAAGTTTCTGTATTATGAATACAGTTTTTCCACTGGCTCTGCCGCCCCAATAGACCTCATACCTATGCGTGTAATCATTTATATATGGACGGAATGCCGGAAGGAATACCCTATCTTTAACTTTGAGATTTACCATATAACTCCACCTCAATTGGTCCCTTATACCCACGCTTTATTCATACAGCACAAGCCGGGAAACCAAACGGAAAGCCGCATTTGCCAGCGGGTAGTATGTAAATATATTTCACACCGCCGTATGCGTCTATCTCTTGAATGCGTCCCCACGAACTAACCAATTTACTCATTGGTATGAGATAAACAATGTTATCTGCTATTTCGTATGAATGTGTCATTCACTGTTTATAAATGGAGTAAGGTGGGTTGGTTATTATTCAATCTACCTTTTTGTTGTATGCGAAAAAGTCAATACCATCATCAATCTCGCATCGGTCTTTAATTACATAATCTGGGTAATTATCATAAAACACATTACCACCAGCAGACGCATCTAATACAGTATCGCCCTCTTTTAATGGCATCTTGTTAATAACCAATTGAGCGATACCTTCTGGTGTATATATTTTGTCATTTGGGTTTTCTGTTTTACCCTTCACAAACGCCATCTTCGTCCTCTGCTTCAATATCAATCACTATTGTTGTATCAACTTTGGCATCAATCTTCTGTGATTGAAGACCCAGTTG